TTGATGAGCAAGGCAAAACCCGAGTAAGATGCAAAAACCACTATCACCAGAAGAGATGCGCAGGAAACTACAGGGACTGCCCCCATTAAAGTCCCTGGAGATCAGCGAGGCGAAGGACTTAATCTCGAAGACGGTGGAAGATAAGGTTGAGCAAGCAATCAACGAGTTGGCCATCACGAAGTTGGGGAAGAAGTTTACTCCGAGGGAGATACGTGAGGGTCTGGACTTACTGTTTCAGAAGCACGATTTCTCGCCAATTGAGAGGCTGATCGACATCGCGAAGAACACGGATGATGAGCAGTTGGAGGTGAGCATCTGCAAGTTCCTCGTGAAATTCTTGGTGCCAGAGCTGAAGAGTGTGGAGGTTACAGGCCAGGTGGACCACAACCACACTGTGGTGATACGCAGGTTTGGCCCTGATGGAAGGATTGAGGACGCACCAATACGGAGGATACCAGGCACGATAGTTGAGGTGAAGTCATGAGTGAGCTAATCCTTCCATATAATTATGAGCCGAGGCAATACCAGATCCCCGCATGGTCATACATGGAGGGGGATGCTGAGGCGAAGCGCGCGGCACTAGTGTGGCATCGTCGTGCGGGGAAGGACCTCATGGCGATCAATCTTGTCGCGACGAAGAGTCAGGAGCGCGTGGGGTTGTATTGGCACTTGCTCCCAACCTATAAGCAGGGCAGGGCGATCGTATGGAATGGGATGACGCGGAATGGTAGGGCATTCCTAGACCACTTCCCACAGTCCCTGGTCGCCAGTAAGAACGGCACTGAGATGCGCGTCACTTTCACGAACGGGTCGATGTACCAAGTTGTGGGGACGGACGACATCAACTCATTGGTGGGGACGAATCCCATTGGTTGCGTCTTCTCTGAGTACTCCCTGCATGATCCCGCCGCGTGGGATTACATCCGCCCCATACTATTGGAGAATGGTGGTTGGGCGGTGTTCATCTATACTGCACGTGGGAGGAACCATGGGTACACGCTATTGGAGATGGCGAAGAAGAATAAGAAGTGGTTCTGCCAGGTCCTGAAGGCTGGCGACGCTGGGACGAGGCGCGAGGATGGGAAGCCAGTCTTTAGTGATGAGCAGATTCAGGAGGAGCGCGACTCCGGAATGGAGGAGGCTATGGTCCAGCAGGAGTATTTCTGCAGCTTTGATTCACCATTCATTGGGAGTTACTATGGATCTCACATGCTGACGGCTGAGAAGCAGGGTCGCATCATGGAGGATATCCCCTATGATCCAAAGCTCCCAGTCCATACGTGGTGGGATCTCGGAATGAACGATAGCACCACCATATGGTTCGTGCAACTGTATGGTGTGGAGGTGCGAATAATCGACTACTATGAGAATAGCGGCGAGGGCTTAACACACTACGCCAAGGTGTTATCAGGGCAGGCGTCCATTAAGGATGGGGAGCACCGCTCTGAGTACTACTATGGGAAGCACATCGCCCCACACGACATCTCGGTGCGTGAATTGAGCGGCGACGGTAAGTCACGTAAGCAGATTGCCCGTGGATTGGGGATCAAGTTTCAGGCAGTCCACCAGCATGAGGTTGCGGATGGAATTGAAGCCGTGAGGTCCCTGTTACCCAGGTGTTATTTCAGCATGAAGCGATGTGAGCGTGGCATCGAGGCATTGCGTCAGTATCGTAAGAAGTATAATGAGGACACGAAGACATACAGCAACACTCCACTGCACGACTGGACGAGTCATGCCGCGGATGGTTTCCGCACTGGTGCTATGGGGATGAGGGATCGTCCCAAGTATGGGGAGGCGGGTAAACCTCCGCAGGAGAAGGCGATCGATGAACACCAATACATATGAGGAGGAAATTCGGAGAATGTATAGCGATGCTGGGCTTGATTTTGACGCTGATTTGCTATATTATTCTAGTCATGGATATGTGTTTCGTGATCTTGATTTCTTCCTCATGGGTTGCTGTGTGGAAGGTCGTGGGTGGCACATTCAGGCGGCTGCGGGGAATATTTTTTGTTGTTTACTTTGTATGCCTTATTATTTAGAATGGATAGGGTTCGCACGAGGTCCAGGGTCTAAGTACCACTGGTACCGCACAGATAGACTCATAAGATTACTATAACATTATGCCATCAGGACCAGGAGCACCACCAGGACCGCCCGCCGCCCCAACGAAGGATCAGGCGGCGAAGAATATTCTTGAGCAGGGGAAGAAGCGCCCACCTGTTGGGTTTGACTCCACGATACTGGGAAATAATTCCTCTAGTTCAGTGAATGCGGCGAATCTAAGCAAGTCAACTCTGCTTGGTGGATGATGCTATGACTGATAAGCTCGCAGAATATGTGGTTGAGCGCTTCTCGAAGTTGCGCTCAATTCGTGCCCCATTTGAGACTGACTGGCAGGACGTGAGATACTTCGTGCGTCCAATCACTCAGTATGCCACGTACAGTCCACAACTGCAGTTTTACACGGTCATGCCGGAGACGTGCTATGATGGCACGGCAGGCAGCGCGCTGGAGGAACTCGCCTCCGCCCTGCACTCATACCTCACCAACCCTGCTGAGCGCTGGTTTGAGGTTCAGATTGATGGCCAGAACCCATGGGCCGAGGATCCCGAGGTGTTAGCATGGACCCAACAGGTGAGTGAGGTAATTTATGCAGAATATGCACGTGAAACTTCATCGATCAATCTTGCGCTCCATGAAACATACATGGACCTTGGAAGTTTTGGAACAGGCTGCCTCAATCAGGAGTGGGATCCAACAACTAATGGAATCTTATTTGCTGCACGTCCCCTCCAGAATTGCTATTTCACCGAAAACTCTAAGGGGCGCGTGGATTCACTCCTTCGGTATTTTGCGTGGTCTGTACGACAAGTAGAGCAGGAGTTTGGTGAGCTACCTGAGGGCTTGAGGAAGTATGCTTCTGATCCCGACAAGTTGGTGGACGTGATTCATTACGTCTATCCACGCACTGATCGTAAGATGGGGCGGAAGGATGCGAAAAATAAGCCGTGGGCTTCAGTGTGGATATCACAGTCCACTTGTGAGGTCCTCGCCGAGTCGGGGTATGATACGTTCCCATACCATGTTCCGCGCTGGACAAAACTTGCCGGCGAGGTGTATGGGAGGAGTCCCGCCAAGAAGTGTTTGCCTGATATTAAGATGCTCAACCAGATGGAGAAGACCATCATCAAGGCCGGTCAGAAGCAGGTTGATCCACCACTGGTTCTTGCGACTGATTCATTCCTCCTACCCATCAAGACGTCGCCTGGATCATTCATCTTCAAGGAGAATGAGGAGTCCCAGATCACTCCACTTGAGACCAAGGGAAACCTCCCATGGGGCGAGGAGAAGGCTGAGCAGAAGCGCACGTTCATCAAGGCGTGCTTCTACTCCGACTGGATCAAGATGTCCAAGGAGAATGTGGAGATGACGGCATATGAGGTGCAGGATCGACGCGATGAGAAGTTGCGCCTACTTGCCCCCATATTTGGCCGCATTGCTTCTGAGTTGCTGGGACCCATGATTGCACGATCATACCACCTACTGAATGATCATGGCCGCATCCCACAGGCGCCGGGGATGGTCGCCAAGGCGAAGTTGAAGGTTGGATACCTGAATCCTGCGGCAATGGCCCAGTTGGGGAGTCGCGCGACGACAATCAGTCGATTTGTACAGGATCTAGCCCCACTGATGCAGATTGATCCGACGTGCGTGGATGCCATCGACCTCGACAAGACCGTCCAGACGTTGGCCATTGCACGTGGAGTTCCACGAACCATGCTTCGCTCGGCTCAGGACATTCAGCAGATGAGGCAGCAGAAACAGAAGCAGCAACAATTGCAGCAGGCCGCCCAGACCGCGGAACCGATCAGCAAGTCAATGAAGAATCTTGCTGATGCGAGTGCGAAGAGTCCAGGTGGTAATATCCAGAACCTCCTCCCCGCACAATGAATACCAGGGCAGTAATCGATAGGATCAGTGATACCATCAATCTCATCACAAGGAAGCGAGATACTGGTAGACTATACCATAAGGTATTTGGCAACCCTGATGGGGAGCGTGTGCTGAGGCACATCATGAATGAGGGCTTCGTGCTCTCATCTACTTTCGTGGCGGGCGATCCACACCAAACCGCCATGAATGAGGGGTCGAGGAGACTGGCCCTCTCCATCTTGAAGATGGCGAAGATTGACCAGTCTGAGAAATTCGACCAGATTGAACAACAACTAATGGAGCAACAACTATGACACGACTATATGTAAACAAGAATCTCGACTCAGGAGCGGGAGGAGCTGCGGGCGCGGCTGGCGGAGGTACAGGAGCAGGTGGTGGAGGTGCTGGAGCGGCAGCATCAGCAGGTGGAGCGGGAGGAGCTCCTACTCTCAACGACTTCATACGATCGCTCCCAACCGATCTCCAGTCCGAGGCGTGCCTGAAGAACATGGACTCCCCGACGACACTCGCCAAGGGGTACGTCCATGCGCAGAAATTGATTGGGGCCAAGCGTGTTGCTGCCCCAGAACCCACCTGGGCGGATGGTCAGTGGAATGAATTCTACGAGGCGGTCGGCCGCCCGAAAACTCCTGGCGACTATGTCCCCCCAAAAATTGAGGGGGTGGAAGTTAAGACTGATGACCCCCGCTGGAAGCAGACGGCGGATGCACTCCACAAGGCGGGGCTCACTCAGAAGCAGGCTGAGATCGTACTTAGCCGCTACTATGAGGACACGGTTACAACCACTAAGTCCCTGGCCACCCAGTTGGATCAACGTAAGATACAGGCTGAGACCGCACTCAAGACTGAGTGGGGCGATCAGTACGACATTAACGTGAATCTTGCTAAGGCGACTGTCAATAAATTCGCCGACCCTGAGTTTGTCGCGTACATCAATGAGGGTGGCGGGAATGATCCTCGCCTCATTAAGGCATTAGCCAATATCGGTAAGGCCATGATTGAGGATACTTCACGTGGTGGGAGCGCTGGTCAGGGGATGATCATCACTGATGCCACACGTGCCCAGCAGGAGCTTGGTAAGTTGAAGGGTGATCCTGAATTTATGAAGGCATTCACTCAGCGCAATCATCCCAACCACAAGCGCGCTGTGGAGCAGATGTTGAATCTTCAGAAGATGATCATGCCTGGTAAACAGCAGGAACAATAAGTGAGTCGCTCACTTCCAGCCTCATCCCAGTATGATTCATCAGTCGAAGTAATCAGGACAATCATTATCCTGGGCCTCAGGTGTTTACATCTGAGGCCCAGCATTGTATAGTTGGTTCGTTGGACAATCTGGATACGTCCAGATCCGAACTGATGGCGATAACTCGCTCAGAATAGCGTGCTGTGGTACGTGAGGCGAAATCCGCGAGGACAACTCCGCCGCGTTGGTGATTTCAGAAACTTTCATAAATCATGAGCTTTGCAATTGATACGGCACTCGTTAATGCCTATCGTGCCAATATTGAGATCATGTTTCAGCAGGCGACGTCTCGGTTCCGTGACCGTGTGCGGGTTGAGTCGCAGCACGCTGAATATGAGTTCTATGATCGTATTGGCCCGGTGGACGCGGTTGAGGTAATCAACCGTCACTCGGACACTCCCCTCGTTTCAACCCCATTCGATCGTCGGCGCGTTGGTTTGCGCATGTTTGATTGGGCGGACTTAATCGACAAGCAGGATCGCATTCGGATGTTGGCTGATCCAACCTCCCCGTACGTCACTAACGCCGTCATGGCGCTGTGCCGCTCGATGGATGATGTGGTAATTCAGGCAGCCTTCTCTACTGCTTATGCGGGCGTGAGTGGTGGCACCTCAGTAACCTTCCCCTCAACCTCGATCATCGCGGTCAACTACGTTGAATCCGGCACGGCGGCCAACTCCAATCTTACGGTTGGTAAGTTGCGGAATATCCGCTACCTGTTGGATAAGGCGGAGGCTACCGAGGACATGGAGGCGGACCTCACCATCGTGGTGGACCCCTCGCAGATCCAAGCGCTGCTCCGGCAGACTGAAGTTAC